TTTTCAATATTTTCCATTTATTTTTTAAACTCTAACTGTTTCTGTTGTTATATTTAATTCAGATGGTTCTAAAGTCAAAACAGTATTTGTTGTAGAACTTATGTCTTTATCCGCAGTATAAGCATATATTTTAAAATCTAAACCTTCATAATTATCAATTATGAAGTTGTTTAATCTAATTATGCCTTTATCGTAATCAATTGTTCCTATATTAAACAATCTGATATTAAACAAATTATCAAATTTGGAAATGACCACTGTACCCTCACCATTATCTTCTAGAATAACCTTTTCACCATTATATGTGAATACAGAAGATTTAATTGTGTGTACGTCAGATGCAGGATGTTTTGATGCTAATTCTGGTACATCATTTCTTAATCGTAAATTGAAATTTATAACAATGTTTTGTGCAGTCCCAAGTAAAACAGGAACTTTCTTATATACTTGAATATCAGTTGAATTACTAACAATACTTGAATCACTATTATCAATAGCAGAAATCAATTTGCTATATCTTAGTGTAACATTGAAATCGTCAAGATTTATATTATTGTAATCAATAATTGTATTCGTGACAAGTGTTTTAATTCTCTCTTTTGATAGAAGAGTAGAATTCAAATTATATCTAACATGACAATTTATCTTATAGTAAAGATAATCAGGTTCTACGAAAACAGGATCGATTGATAATGGTGATCTTCTTTTTAAGAAATTATAAAATTCATTCTTCTTTGAATCTGGTAAACCTTGAACATCAAAAATATCAACAGCAACGAACACTTTACCATATTGAGGAGGCGTTAAATCTTCTCCTCCGTAAACTGAAATATTATTAATTTCTGGAAATTCTGTTTTTAATAGTATTTCATAATCTGAAGTTGTAACGGCTCTTTCCTGAACCTGAAAATGTCTTGGAGCATAAAATCTAACTGACTCGATACTTTCTCTTTCTTCACCATTTTGTGCTATTGTTAATACTGTAACATCAGATTCGCCTTCATAATCATTTGGTGTAAACGTTGGATCGAAATTAAAAGTAAAAGACCTTGCACCATTCGGTAGTTTACCTTTTGAAACTCTGTAATCTAATAATATTATAGAATTATTTTTTGGTTTCTGTCCAAGAACACCATCACCAAATACTATTTCATAATACCCATTCTGAGATGATTGAAGAAAGAATACTTTAGATGTCTCTTTTAAATCTAAAAGAGTAGAAGCCAATTTGTAATTAACACCTATTTCAGAATTGTCTTCATATACTACCACAGTCAAACTTGATGTGTCAACATCTTTATTTGTTATTCTAAATTTTGGAAATTCTATTTGATCATTGTAAAGATATGAATCTTGAAAATACGAACCTTCATAAACATCCGTAGTAAATGTAAAGGTAGTGTTTGCAGATGAAACACTGATAGTTTCGGCTGTAGTGAATGTATATAAATCATTCTTTACGATTGATGTAAATGACGAACCTTTTGGTATCGTATATGGCTGGTTTGTACCCGTCGCTTGAAATGTAGCTTGTATAGTTGCTTTTGCTGATCTTCTCGATCTTGGTGTATAATTCAATTCTTTTGCGTGAGATATGATACTATTTTCCATTTGTGCAGAATCAAGAAATGCTTCCGCTGCAATCATATTTAAAAAGAATGTATTCTTAAAAGAATTGTATGAAAGGAGATCGATTAAAACATTAAGATTAGACCCTTCAAAATCATAATCTTTAAACTGTTCCTGATTTTTTAGATAGGAAATTAAACTTGTTTTTAAACTATTAAAATCTAGATCAACTAAGTTGATTGAATTATTTGCCATTTATCTAACTCTGCTTAAAAAGAAATCTAATCTTGTCTCTTGTGGAATATTTATAGTGGAAAAAACTATGCTAATATTATAACCATTTTCACTTGTGGCTTTAAATAAATCTGCCGGTGTTACTTCAATATAATGAATTGTGACTCTTGGTTCATAGTTTTTTACAGTATTTGTTATTTCATCTTTTAATATATCCGCAGTAAATAAATCCAACGGTTCGAATAATAGAGATTGAATTTTAGACCCTATAAGAGGATCGTAAAATCTTTCTGTTCTATTTGTTAGAACTAGATTTTTAAGTGACTGTTTAATAGAATCCTCATTTGTTACTTTGGCTAATACACCAGTAATAGGATTCTTATCAAAATTAATTAAAAAATCACTATAAAACTCTTGTTTTCTTACTGGTGATATTTTATCCGATCTTGCCATTATTCTTTTTATCCAATTTTAATAGACTGACCATTAATAGTAACGCTTGGTGCATTCTTACTAATAGACTGATCAGCATTTGTGGTTTTTGAACCAACTTGTTCTGATGAATTTTGTGTAACTTGTACACTTAGATTACTTTTGAAATCCTGTGTAACATCTCTTTGTACCGTAGTAGATTGCTTACCATCAATTTTTGCTGTCTGATCACCCTTCACAGTTGTTGAATCATCCTTTTTAATTTCTTTTGTAGAATTTTCTGCAACAGTTTGAGTATAATTTGCACCTACTGTGTGAATAGTATCTTTACCTGAAATCTGTTTTATATTACCTTCATTCGCATGGTGATAAATATCCTTCTCTGCACTCATAGTCATATTTTCTGCTGTAATTTTAAAGTTCTTGGCAACAATAAAATGAAGACTTCCTAGTATTTTAAAATCTAAATCACCACCGAATTCTAAAAGATTACCACCCTTAATGACCATCTTCTTGCCTTTGACCATATAATCTTCAAAGCCATCAATCGTAATAGTTGATGTTCCTTTGTTATATGTGTGCTCATTAACAGGAGAAAACTTTGTAACATTTCCAGAACCATCAATTTTCTTATATGCGCCTGTGACATGACTTTCTACATATGTTTTCTTTTCATGATCTATTTCTTTTCTGAAAGAAGCGTCTTGATAAACATGTGTAGTTGGATAGCCTGATGTGTCTTCTGCTTTAATTTCTGGTGGTTTTCTTGTCTTAGGTCTTTTTATATCTTTTGCCATTATATTATGCCTCAATTCCTAATTTCGAATTTACAACCTGTTCGACTCTAATAATCATATCATCAGGCGAATCAACATATTCAAGTAATTGTTCGCCTATTCCTAAAATACTTCCTAATTGTCTTGCTATCGATTCTAATTGACTTTTTGTGTTTGTCGAAGAAAGAGAACATGGGTCTTCTTCACCGGTCTGTAAGATTTTTTCTATTTGAGATACCAACATAGAAATCAACATTAATTGTTCCAAAGTTATCTGTGGATTAGAGAAATTAGAAAAGTTATTGATAGCAAAAGCTATATCTGAAATCTCTGTGCCTGTTAATGATTCACCATTATCCAACTTAGCAAATGTAGTATTCAAACTTTCAAGATTAGAATCTGATTGCTGTACCATGTTCATCGATATATTTAGTAATGTTTGTTGATACGCATTTAAATCAATAGCACCATAAAAATTATTCTGCATTATTTCCATAGCTTTTTGAGTGTCGCCACAAACAGACTTTTTCAAATTACTAGCTGCCTGAGACATCTGTTGCATACTTTGCATCATATTACTGGAACTGGAAGTAGAAACCGCACTCATCATTTTCATCATAGAAAACGCTTTCTGACCTAATAACTCAACTACAGTTCCTTCTTTTTTCTTTTTTAAACTTTGAAGTGCAGGAAATGTACTAGCAAACCCTCCAATATTTTGTGGATTTATATTTGATGAAATTAAATATTTCATAATATCAGGAACGTTTCCATCTGGTTCTTTTTTGGACCCAAGATGTGGTTTATCAGGACTCTTCGCTGGTTTTTCACCAGCATCAGTTTTACCATATTCCTCTGGTGTTTTATCTTTGGTTTTTAATCTGTCTTTATTTTTCTTTTCGTCTTCTTCATCAAATGCAACAGCACCTTCTAAAATTAATTTATCTCTCTTTAATTCTTTTCCATTTTTAAGATTCTGGTCTTCTGCTTGTTTTTTATTTAAGACCGCTGGTGGTTGAGAAGATTTCTTTTTATCTAAAGAACAATATTCGCCAGCAGTACTCATCGTTCCCATAATAAATGGAATCTGTCTATCAGCATCAGCATAAAATCCAAAAACTCTTGTGCCTGGAATCATAGCACACCCACCAAACCCCAATCCTCTATGTTGAGGAAGAGTTACGGGGAATATACTTCTGGCCCATCTAAGGTCTTCTTTCTTTAACCTTTCTTTATCATCTTGATCTATTTCTACACGTATTTGAACATCACCATTATAATCATGTTCTTCGTGCTTACCTTTTACCTTTACAACTTCTGCAAAGAAAAAATTAACGCCACTTCCACCACTCATGTTTTTTCCACGCCTCCTCTGAAACAATCAAATGTACATTCAAATTGTGGGCTTGTATCATAAGGCTTTATATGTTTTAAAGAATTGGCCACAATCGCCTTGCCTTTTAATTGATTTTGTGAACTTCTATTCTGATCACCAGATGGTTCTGGAATGTCCGCTTCAACAGCTTTACCAACAGTAACATTTATACCATAGTCTCCAAATACAGACATCGAATAAGAAGGACCATTTTCAAGAATACTTGAATAAAGATATCTTTGACCCATCGTCTGATAATGTGGATGATTTTTATAAAGTTTTCCATCCCATGCTGTGTTAATCAAATTTCTATGATATTCAGATTGATATGTGTCATTCTCCTCATTCATAGGACGACCTATAACACTATCAGTTTGAATATTTTTCTTTTTACCTGGGTCATACTTTTCACCAAATTTATGAACGCTATCAGGAATAACATTTTTGGTGTTTTTATAATCCATAGCTGGCGAATGCTTTTCTGGAATATAAAGACCGAATATATTTTTTCCTACCTTTTC